ATACTTTGCAGGAATGTATTGCTGAAGCAGTTGACAAATACAGTGTGGACAAGCCGATTAGTATTGTGGTTGATCTTTCGGGAAACGGAACACAGGTTTTGGATTTTCCAGTAACGTTTACATATGATTTTTCGGCAATCAATGGCGTTGAGTATCCGGTAGACGATACTGTATCAGGAAAAATATATCTTGAGGCAGGGGAGGATTATACTCTATACAGAAAGCCGGACGGAACGCTTCAGTTACTTATGATTAACAGCACGCCAGAGAGCGCCAGTGACCCTGTACGGGTAACGTTCACAAAATATGTAGATACCATTGCGGATGTTTTGATCCATCACCAGAAGGCCGTAATACAGTTGTCAGCTTATTTTGCGTGTTTGAGGGAAGCGCAAAAAGCCGCGAATACGACTTCGGACGGAGAGGGGTTGGATTTTGTTGAGACCGCAACAAGTTCGAATCGGTTCAGTTCTTTGGCTGAAATATTCAAAACGAATTACGAAAACATTATTTTTGGTGATGTAGAGGCGGCAAAGGCGGCGGGCGAGACAGTCGCCTCAAGTGATATGGTGCACTGGACAACGGAAAACAGATTTAATGAGCCGCGAATATTTCATACGAATGATGAGTAATGCCTAAGATAGCGATTGCGGATGAGGAAATGCAAGCAAAATTAAAAGCGCTTGAAGTTCGGAGTCCTGTTATCTTTGAAGAGGAATTGACAAATTGGCTCAAGGATGGTGGCGATAAAATCAAATTGGAGAGTTTGAAGATCGCCAGTAAGGAAGCGGCGGGAGCGACTCATAGTTATATGCAGGGCTTTATTATAACACAAGTAAAAAAGGATGCGAAGAAGGAATTATTTATAAAGGTTTACAACAAGGAATTGTATTCGATGATTGTCGAATATGGTGGACGCTGGACAAAGCATCCGAAACAGATGGTTTTGGATCACTGGATCAATGCTATGTTTGCGCCCAAGACTGTAACCGAGTTGAAACAGCTTGTGTTTCTAATTGGTCGGGCAATAAAACGGAATCGGTATGGCGGACGAGGCCAAAGGTTTAAAGGATCAAAAAGGCGCGGGCGTGTTTATACAATGAATCGTGCGAAGAAAAACAGTGAGGAATATTTGAAAACGACATTGGAGCAGAGAGTGGAAAAAGGACTCAAGAGATTATGAGCATGACCAGTGATATAATTAATCTGATCGTAACCAATATTGAAGCCGTTACGGGAGTGGAAAATGTATACGGAAGGCGAGTAGCGTATGCGGACTCCAAGGCCTTTGTTGAGAAATTTCAGAACGCGGCAAAGGATCGGTATATTGGTTTTATGGTTTATCGGTCAGGCAAGTCTTCGGAGATAACTTCTTTCCTGAATAAAATTCGTCATACATATCAGTTTACAGTATTAGGATTGATTGGCGCAGAGGAAACAGAAAATGAATCTTCGTATGATGTGCTCAGAGATTTACTTGAGGACATTCAGTATGCAATGAATACGAATCTGCAATTAGGCGGAAACGTTACAGATAGTGAACTTGCAGAGATTGGTGATATTGATTTAGACACGGCAGTTGGAAAAACTTTTTGGACTGGCGCGATAACACAAATTATTTATAAAGATGTAATCGAAGGAAGCATTTCATAAAGGAGAAATAGTTATGCTGACCAGAAAGACTTTACTTCAGAATAAGATCGAAAGTGTGTATGGCGTTGCTCCCGCAATGCTTCCAGCCGATTCCCTGCTGATTTCGAATTTGGATATCAGTGTTGACCCGACACAGTTAGAGCGGGACGTATACCGCGACACGCTTTCGGCGTTTGGAACTCGGGTAGGGAAAAAGATTATGACCTGTTCGTTTGATGTGGAATTAAAAGGGCTTGGCGTTCTGCCGACACTTGCCGCGCCAATTGAACAGGATGCGGTTTTGAGAGCGTGTGGTTTGGTCGCGTCAGATCATGGGGATGGAGTTGAATATACTCCGACTTCGGATGAGGCGCTTCAGGATTCGGTGTCGTTGAAATTCAATCTGGACGGCCAGCAGTATTTGATGCGTGGTTGTTATGGAAATGTTTCCGCAAATTTGGTTGCAGGTGCATTCGGTGTATTGAGTTTTAATTTTACAGGTCTGTATACCACGCCGACAGATGTCGCTCAGATTCAGCCCGTCTATGTAAATGATACCGAACCGCCTATTGTTGAGAACCTGAGTTTTCTGCTTGACAGTTATGCGGGCATTGCTGAGACATTGATGTTTGATCTCGGTAATGAGGTATCAGAACGTCCGGACTTGAATTCTCCGGAAGGTCTGCTTGCGCTCCGGATCACGAACCGGAACATGACGGGTTCGGTTGATCCTGAAATGGTCGCAATCGCAACAAAAGACTTCTGGACAATTTTTGAGGAAAGCACGAAGAAGGAAATCTCCTGTACGGTAGGTGCGACTCTCGGGAATATTTTTGATATTACGATCCCGGCAATCCAGCTGACAAATATTGGCCTTGGTGATCGGAATGGTATCCGGGTGTATGCTCTTGAGTATCTTGCCACGGGTGATGATGATGAAATTGCTCTTAAGGCCCGATAGGTCTTATGTTTTTTTTCAGGCATTTTGATGGGGAGAAAGTGCTATGGCTATTGTAGCTCTAGACCTTGATGCGTATGAATGGAGTTCGATTGGGGACGAAGAAGAACCGAAAACGGTTTTTATGCTCAAGCCGTTAAAGCAGTTTGAGTATATGAAAATTGCAGGGGTGTATCAGAAACTGATGAGCAAGCTAAATATTGAAGACGATTCTGATACAGGAGCCTTGCTTGACTTCTTCGCTTCGGAGGACTCCGACAAATTCAAGTTAATGTTTGAGGAATTCCTAAGTAACAAAATTATGGAAGTCCGGAATATGCGGGATCGAAAAGGAGAATTGTTTTCCGCAAAACAGGGAGAGTTCGACACAGGAATAATCCCTCCGATGATTGGCTTTGAAATGTTTTCGGATTCTATATCGAGGATCGATATTTCAGAGGCAGAACGAAAAAACTGAAAGTGGCGGTATTGTGTTCAGTTGAAGGACTGAACTGTAACGAATGCTATCCGCGCAATGATACCGCCGAGGAATTAGCCAGAGTTGAAAGGCTCATGGTGACAAAGGGATGCAAAGAACGAGCCCCCGCACCGCAGTATGGAGATTTTGAAACGGGGGAAAATTTTTATAGATGTCCCGTTTCTTCTCTCACAGTAGAAAGTTTGGCAATTGTGGAAATCATGAACATGATGGAGTTAGGATTCTTGCCAACGGGAGGTGGGATATTGGAACAGCCCGCGCACTTAATGTCAAGAATTCGCTCTGCTCGGAATATGAAAATCTCATTGCTGAAACACAAGGAGAAATAAATGCCTATTGGTAGCGGTAATACTCAAAAAGTTATGTCTGTAATTCTCAAAGCCAAAGACATGACCGCTCATGCCTTTAAAACGATGAAGGAAAATGGCAAGGAAAGTATTAAGGCTTTGAAGCAAGGGTTCAAGGCTTTGGAAGTAGCGGTACTTGGTTTTGCGACAGCCATATTGGCAACGGGTGTTATGGCTCTAAAGAAAATGATTACAATTGCCAAAGATTTGGCTATTGGTGCTGTCAATACCGCCGCGTCATTTGAAGCTTTGGAAATGCAATTCGGTGTTATGCTCGGGAGCGCACAAAAGGGCAAGGAAATATTTGACGATCTTTGGAAGGTCGCTCAGCAGATTCCGTTTACCATTGACGATATTGCCGTATCCGCTCGTTCGTTAAAGGCGTGGGGCGTTCTCGGTAAGGATGTAGAGACCGCAATGATCGGAGTCGCGGATGCGACTGCAATTACCGGAAGAAGTATGGAGGAGATTTCTACGGTTATAGGCAGGGCATGGCAACAAGGTCGTTTCTTGACCAGAGGCCCGGGTGCTTTGCTCCAAGGTATCATGAAAACCAAAATGGGTTTTGATGCGTCAAAGGCCTCGATTATTGAATTCAGAAAAGCCTTGGCTGACATGCTCACGAATCCGAAATGGGGCGTGGCTGGAATGTCACAAAAACTTGCTAAGACGTTTATTGGTATCAAGTCCATGATCTCGGATGCTGTGACAAATATTAAATTGACAATTGCTAACTCTGGAATGTTCGATCAGGTAAAAGGCTTTGCCGAGGAAATTCGTCAATGGCTTCGTAGTGCTCCGGTGCTCAAGCGCATGAGATTGTTAGGCAAGGTAATTACTTCGGTTGTTGAGGGTGCGCGGAAAAAATTTAATGAGATGGTTAAAAAGGGAGAGATTGATACCATTCTCAAAAATTGGGTTGGAATTATCAGTCGGGTCGGTGAGGTAATTAAGAATGTAATTTCCAATGCTCCGCAAATAGCGACAATCGTAATGAACATTGCAGAAAGTATTATCCGTGTTGTTCAACGCATTGCGGAAGTTGTATCAAATCTTATGCCGAAGATTGGTGTTCTAACTGGTGATGTTCCGAGATTAACGAAGGAAATTCACGCTCAAAGTCGAGAGTGGAGTAAGCAGATTTGGGTTGTAGGCGAAGTCAATAAAGGCTTTGATAAATTTGCGAAAAATATAGCAAAGGTAAAAGTTCCGGTAGGTGATTTGCGTGGTCGTATTACGGCAATGGATGAAGCTTTCGCCTCATTCAAAGAGGGATTAGATGTAAGCGGATCAGCCGGAGGTATGAAGGTTGATATATTAAAAAAATACGCAACCGAAATTGCTAATGTTCAGGAACAAATTCGTTTAATCCGTGTTGGCCCGGAAGGTCAGGTCGGAAGACAGGCTCAATTTGATGTCGCCCTTGAATCGGCATTAGCACTGTATAAAAAAATAGCCGATCAGGAAACGAAGTTAGGTGAGATTGCCGGTAAGAGGGTGAACAAAGTTAAAGAGGAATTGGCGGCATGGCAAGAGAACGCAGTAACGACCGATAGTATTGTTGGAAAATTAGCAGAACTAAAGGCTCAGATTTTAGGAATAAAGTATGAGTCAAGCGAAGTTAAAAAGAATTTTTCAGGTTGGAAAAAACTTCTCTATGAAATGAATCCAATATCCAAAGACCTGAAAGAGAGATTGTCCTTGTCCAAAGCACAAGTCGGCGGATGGTTTTCTTCGCTTGGCGGAATGCTTGATAATTTCAAAAAGAAAAAGGAAGAGGCTTTTCTTATTGGCGATGAAGTTCTTATGACCCAAAGTGAAAAGTGGGCGAAATTTTTAACTGATCTGGTTGAAAAATGGCGCAAAACAAAAGTTGAAATTGCCGACCTGATGAAGGGGTTGGCTGAAGGAACGGCAAAGGCCTTTGAGGATATATTCTTTGACATGATGATGGGTGAGATGAAAAACCTCAAGGATTATCTGGATAGTTTTGTTCGGGACATGGCCCGGATGGTTGCTCAGATGATGGCACAAAGAGCAGTCATGGCAATGATGGGCGGGAAGCATAGCGGCGGATTTGCTCCGGATATAAAGGCACAGAAAAAAGCGGCGGGTGGATTTGCCAGAGGTCAGATCGGATTGGATAGAGTTCCGATCATGGCAACGGATGGCGAAATGTTTTTGAACAAGCGTCAACAGCAAAATCTTTTCAATATGATAAACCGTGGCGGCAACAGTGGCGCAAAGGGCGTGAATGTTAACATGGTAAATAATATTAGCGCTATGGACGGTCAGGACGCATACCGGACTTTCGAAAAAAATAGCGATCAGCTTGTGGCGGTAATTCGAAAGAAATTAGTCGGTGGCGGACGGACTGCCACGATGAGAGGATAAACAATGTCAAATGCCGTGATAAACGATCTGTCCGGACTTGAGTTAGGTTTTCCCTTTGAGACCCGCACTAGATTCCCTGTGGCAGTCGTGAAGGCCTATTCAGGAACATCGGTGGCAATGAGCCTTGTTGACCATGACTTCAAGTCCTACTCAATCCTAATGCCCGTCAGGACACGCACGGAAGAGCAAACCTTCTTGGATTTTTATGACGATCATTCAGGTGAGTTGGATACGTTTCTGTTCCTTGATCCGAAAAAGAATTTTGTTTCCCGGACATCAATCGGAACGGGTGATACTGTCGAGGATGTTTTTCAGCTTAAGGATGCGAAGGGGCGGAGTCGATTTGAGATTCAGCAAACGCCAGTGGATGCGAAAATCTGGGTCAATAATGTTCTGCAAACAACTCCCGGACAATATTCGATCGTTTATTATTCAGACGGTAAGGTTACTTTTGTCGCGCCTCCGGGAATGGGATTGGATATTGAAGCGGAATTTTATTATTGGCGGAGGGTGAGATTCAGAACTGCACCAATGCCAACAACGGAAGAAGGAAATAATAATATCACATTGGCTTTTGAAATTGAGGAAGTGTTGCCGTAATGGATACCAGTGGAAAAGTTTTATATCTTGCCGAACTGTTTACGTTCACCTTGAGGGATGGAACAATTTTGCGGTATACGACATATGGTATTGATATTGTTTATGATGGCAATACATATATCCATGCTCCGATAGTCAGAACACCGCACACGCAGGATACAGACTTATCGGTAGGCGAAACACAGATTACTTTTCCGAGGGTTAGCCCGTGGACTGATCCGGAAAGATTGCTCAGTCGTTATTTGGATAATGCGCAAGTCAATATTCTTTGGCTGGATAGAAGTCTGCATTCAAATAAGCGGGTAGTCTTTACAGGTGACACAGGAGAGGTTTCGTATAATCAAGTAACCGTTCTGGCTACGTTTAAAAATCTGATGAATTTATTTCACAAAAAAGTACCGCGTAGAAAATATTCTGAGGGATGCAATCACCGGATGTATGATACGCTCTGTAAATTAGTCAGGGCTGTATATGAAAAGACCGGGACAGTCGAAAGCGGCTCAACAAAAACAGCAATTATTGATAGCGCAAGGGTTGAGGCAGATAAGTATTTTGATCTTGGCATTCTTGAATGCACTTCAGGTCAAAACAATGGCGAGAAAAGATGGATCAAAAATTATACGGTTGGTCGAATTGATATTTTTGTTGATCTCCCATATACTCCGACAATCTCGGACACGTATAAAATCACACCGCATTGCCGGAAAACATATATTTCCTGTTCGGGTGATTATTCTAATGAATTAAATTACGGTGGCTTTCAGGATATTCCTGATCCAATGGAAGCGGCAATCTAATGACAATTGTAACCCGTGAAGAAATTGAAATTTTAATTCCGCGTTTAGCTTTGGAATGGGAAGGTACGCCGTTCCATATGAACGCATGTGTCAAGGGAAAAGGAATTGATTGTGTTCGATTTATTGTGGCGGTTTTAAAGGAGGCCGATCTTATTCCAATGGGATATGAACCGCCAGCGCAACACGCCGATTGGTTTTATGGAAAGAGTGTGGACAAGGATTTATTTGTAAGGCATATTGAACAGTACGGTGAAAAGATTTCGTTTGACCGGAGGCGTCCGGGTGATGTGATTTCATTTTATGTCGAAGGAACGGAAAGTCATTTAGCCTTTTTATTGGACAACGATCGTATTATTCATGCCGTCCGGGATCACGAAGTACAGATTCATTTGCTTAGATCATTCATGGCGACATTTTGTTCGGTATATAGGATAAAAATCAATGGGACAGACACCGACTAACGATAGAACCGGGGTTGGTCTTTTTACAATGACCCTTGGGCTGATTCTGTCGGCTACTCCGATGGGTTGGTTTGGATGGCTTGTAGCCGGAGCAGTCGGAACATATCTGTTCCCGCCAAAATATGAAAAACCCGATCCGTATACAATGCTCGGAATGAATTCCGCACAGTCAGGAATACCGATCCCGCTTTTATATGGCACGGTTAAGGTCGGCGGCAATTATGTTTGGAAAGGCCCGTTGAGAACACGGTCAATTAAGTCCGGCGGGAAAGGAAGTAAAAAACAGACAACCGGATATAAATATTATATGAAGGCCGCTATCGGCATTGCAGAAGGTCCGGTAACGATTACGCGGATGTGGAAGAACAGTGATTTGTTATTTCATAAAGGACACGGTTCGATTACGGTTTATGAAGGTACGTCAGATCAGTTAGCCGATCCGACAATTGCGTCCTATGTTTCGAATCCTGTTCCGTTCCGGAGTTTGAATTATGTTTCGCTGAATAATTTATACCTTGGAAAAAACAA